ATGGTAAATTACAATGAAACTATAATTGAAGGTACGACAACAACTTTCACTAGAGCAAGTTCAGGATATTTTTATAATAAAGATATACCTGAGATTACATTTAATGAAGATAATGTAACTGTTTTAGCTAACGGCGAGAAATTCACAAAAGAAGGAGTAAGTAAAGTAACTGAAACATTAGAGAATCCTTTAGAAGAATTTGAACTTTTGAATCCTGAAGATGATTCAGTTGTAGGCACAATGAAATATCAAGAAGTATTTCTAGCTTTGTATTCTTTATATAGGCATAGTGTAAAGAAAAGAGATACTGTCCCAGTAGAAGAACCCGTAGATGAACCAGTAGACGATGGTATGATAATTTAAAAATGGTAAAAGAAATAGAAAATAAAAAAGTAAAGGTAGATATTCCTCAGAGGATAGAAGAGTTAAAAGCAGAACTTAAAGACTGTCAAGATAAAATCGACCAATATAATCAAGCAATACAACAATTAGTGGCTCAAGGTAATTTTAAAATTGGTGCAATTGAAGAATTAAAGGCATTAATTGATTAATTCTCTTATTTTATATAGACTACTTCACATTATTTATAAATCTAAATCTCATATAATAGGTAAGGTGATTAATAATGCCAATACCTAAACCTCGAAAGAGTGAAGGTAAAGGTAGGTTTATTTCTCGCTGTATAAGTTTTTTAAAAGACGAGAGCCTAATATGGATAATAAACAAACCAAACAAGGGAACAATGATTGGCATAGACTAGATTTTAGTGTGCCTATCACTAGCGCTGCAACTAATGGTGATTTTACCATTAATGGTGTGGCGATTAATTCTACTCTAACTAGAAATGGTGTTGAATTTACAGGTGAAGAATTACAAAAGAGTGCAAAATCACTTAAGAATAAACCTTTACTTAAAGACCATGTAAATAGTATTGATGCTATTGTAGGAAGAGTGACAGATGCTTCATTTGATTCAACTTCAGAGAATGTTAAATTTTCTGCTAGAGTAATGGATTCTAAAATGAAACAGATGATTAGTGAAGGATTAATTACTAGTGTTAGTGTTGGTGCCATGGTTCAAGACTTAGAAGAAATCGAATCCAGTAACGGTTTTCATTTGAGAGCTAAAGGAATTGACTTCGTTGAACTAAGTCTGGTGGCAGTTCCTGCAGACCCAAATGCAGGTTTAGCACAAGCCGTAAAGGCTAGTTATGAACTTAAACAATCATTAAACCCAAAAAAAGAGGAAACAAAAGTGACTGAATCAAAAACAGAAACAGAAAGTAAATCAGAAACAAAAGTAGAGTTTCAAGTGCCTAAGGAATTAACTGAAGCATTATCTACTATTGCTGAGAGTAACAAGAAAATCAATGAGAGATTAGATAAGTTAGAAAAATCTAGCGTTGATGAAGAAGAAAAAAAGACATCTCTAGAAGATGAAAACAAAGTAGAAGAAAAGGTTGACAAGACTGTAGGTCAAGTAACTAATTCAAACACAGAAGAAAAGATGGATTCAAATTTAGATAATTACGAATTAAAACAATCAGATGGGAAAGGTTTATCATTTAGTATGAAATCATACGAAGGTACATCATTCTCAAAGTTACAACACAGAGCATCAAGTGCTTTTGGAGGAAATGAATAATGGCAGCTGGAATAGGTAATCCTGTAGGATATGTACCTACATCAGATGGTGGAAACCCGAGAACTATCTCAGGTAGAGCTAGAGAGAACATCTCAGGTGGAGCATTATGTTTCGTTAGTGGAGCTGCAGACGTAGTAAGTTCAGGATTGAATAGTTTTAACCCTACAACTGATTTATTATTTGCTCAAGCAGCAAGTGGATTAAATTTCACAGGTGTGGCTCAACAAAGTGCGGCTAGTGGTGCAACAGTATCAGTAGTTACAGCAGGTGATGTTCTTTTACTTGCAGAAGACACAGTTACAGCAGGTAGAACTGTAGTAACAGGTGGAGCTAACGGAGTATTGACTGCAACAACTGCAGGACATATTATTGGTAGAGCACTAACAAGTGCAACAAGTGGTGGTTATGCCCTTGTGAGGTTAAGTTAAAATGGAACATATTAAATCATTTTTAGGAACGGGAAATGCGACTGAAGGTTCATTATTAATTGTAAAGAAGATTTTCGATACATTAATTCCTGAAGTAGATAAAGCATTAATCCCAAGAAGTGAGGCAGCAATCTTTGCTGGAGCAGGAGATATTCCAGGGTCAAGTTTAGATGTAGATTTAGAAGTTGAAAACTCTATGGACGTAAGAGAAGTGGGTGAAGGTTCAGAGATTTACTTAGACAACCAAGAATATACAAGTTTCAACATTAAACCAAAGAAATATGGTGTAACTGTTAGAATTACTAATGAATTACTTGAAGATGGTAAGTGGAACTTACTTGAGAGAAATGTTAGAACTGCAGGTAAGAGAATGGCTGAGAACGAGAACTCACTTATTATTACTAATGCCCTTGATAATGCAACTAACACTGTATCAGGTGGTGCAGCTGTAACTATCGGTAACATTACAAGAGCTATGCAATACTTAGAGGATGCAGACTACGAGCCTACAACATATTTTGTTGGTAATGAAGTATTAAATGATTTAAGGAACATTGATACATTCGTTGAAGCAGATAAAGTAGGTAACACTGACATGATTCAAAAAGGATTCCAAGGAGTTCTTTATGGTATGAATGTTATTCGAGTATCAACTAACGCTGGTATGACAACAACAACTTCCTACGTGACAGACAAAGACCACGCTTATATGATTGCTGAGAAGAGGTCAATTACTGTTGATAACTTTATGTTAAATGGTTTTGATATGAGTGCAGCTTCAGTAACTCAAAGAATTGCTGCAAGACATGTAAAAGCCGGTGCAATCGCTAAGATTACATCGAGTTAATGAGGTATTGAATAATGGCTGATGGACTATCATATGGATTAGGAAAAATAGGAAGTGAATCTATTGCAGATTCAGGAGTAGATGCTGCAGATTTAGCATCTTCTTCAGTTACTACTGCAAAAATTGCTGCAGCAGCTGTTACGGCTGCTAAGCAAGGATTCGTTGGAATAGGAAGTCCGACAGGGTTTGGTAATAGTATACAAATGGGTGAAATTGTAGCAAGTGCAGGGAGTGTAGCAGAGATTGCTTTCCCTACTGCTTTTGCAGCAGCACCTACTGTTATTGCAACATTTGTTGGTGGAACGGCAGCTCATCCTAGTGTGAGTGCTGGAAGTGCAATCATTAATACAACATCAGCGAGTGCTAGTGGTGTATGGATTGCAATCGGAAGCGGAAATCTTTAATTAGATTAACGTTTTTATGCCGAAGTGCAAGACATTAAGTCGATAAATAAAAAATGGTTAGAGATAATAGAATAAAGGAGTATAGATTTTCTCCACAAACAATTAATTCTTCAGGTGGTGACTTAACGGTTTACTCAGATAATCCTATCAATGGTGACATATTACAAGTTGATTGGTCATTCAATAGAACTGGAAGTGTCTGGTTGACTATGAGTGGAACTGGTGAAGAATTTTTTAGAAGAAATAGTGCAAGTGGAGCATCCACTAGAATAACAAACCCGAGAACTTTTGCGCAATCAACAACAGGAAGTATTGGCGGGGCAGAGCATATACCTTTCATAGCAAATGATAAAATTGTTTTAAATGTATTAAATGCATTAAGTGGAACACAAACATTAGATGTGAACGTGAGGTACAGGTAAGTGGGAGACTGGAATTTAGGGTCTGTTACATCTTCTGTAATGGATTTAGTAGAAGGAATTCCAACTGCTATCAGTGGGACTAGATTACTAGAAATCGCTGATAGACAAAGACAAAAAGTAGAAGAATATACTGGAGTTACTATCGGAAGTACAAGTATTGGTATTAAATACCAAGAAGCTATTTTACAATTAACTATAGCTAAGACTGCAAAGGATATGCAATCGTTTGGTGCGGACGCCTCAGAGATTAAACTAGGGGAGTTCACAGTTAAGAAAGGTTCAGATAGTAATTTACAAGCTATAGTACGTAATTCGTCTATTGCAGCAAATGAAGAATTAAAGTGTCTAGGTCGAAAAATAAACTTTTTTAAAGCAAATGGGTAAGATAAAAATAATTAATATTAGTCCTCATTCTCCTTCGAATGAAATAATCGAAGTTAGTGAGGCGAAAGCTAAGATGCTAGTCAAAAGTAATCAGGCAAGATATGCAGATAAACCTATGTTAGAAACTAAACAAGAAAAGGCAAAACTTAAAAAGATTGAAACTATGTTATAAATATGACTGATATTACTGCAAGCGGATTAAGAGATGATTTTAAACAGATTTTAAAATATGGGAAAGTATGTAGATTTAGATTTTTCTCTGAGAGTGGTGCAAGTACAGGGTATGATGATGATGTAAGTTTAACTCAATCAGGTACAGATTATTTTACAAGCGGATTAATTCAACCTATTAAAGATACTAGGGGAAGTACTGACGGGGTTTTATTGGAACAAGGTAAGATTCTCACAAATGATATTAAATTATATGTGGCAGGAGATGTACCAACGTCAGGAACGTGGAGAGTAGGTATAGGAAGCCCTACAATCGGTAACGAGTATAGTTTTATCCCTTTAGGTAACGAGACATGGGATTTAAATGATAGTGTCTATAAGAAGCTTTACGTTAGAGTTCTTCCAAATGGCAGCTTACAGGGAGAATAACAATGGTTAAAGTTAAGGGGTCCAAAGGCGTTGTTAATATAGAAATTCTTGGTATTGGTGAAGTCCAAAGAAAAATCCAAGGAAGATTAAAAAAAGTTCTCTCAAACTTAGATATTGCAATGCTTAGGGGTGCTAATTTTATGCAGAATGAAATCCAAGAAAGTATAATTGGAAACAGAGCAGAACCAAAAAGTGTTCAGACTGGACAATTTGCTAATAACATTGATGTAGATAAGGTAAGCGAATATGTCTTTACTGTAGGGATTAATAGAGTTCCTTATGTTGGAACTAAACTAACTACTGAAGATATTGCTAAATTTATGGAGTATGGGACTAGTAAAGGAATTAGACCTAGACGACATTTCAGAAATAGTTTTGCGAGAAATTTTAATAAGGTTGAAAAAGTAGTAAAAGATACTATTAAATTTTAATTATATAGATTGATTCACACTATTTATAAATATTGATAGTTATAAAATATTAACATATAGGCAATATGTTAAGCGAGACATAAAATGGCTTTAAGTGCAGCAACTTTCATCAGTGATTCAACACTCTTCTTAAGAGATGGTTTAGATAGTAATATTACAGACCCTATTACGAGTTTAAGAACTGGTAGAGAACGATTTGTAATGACATCCTATCCGAAGAGAGGAGTTAAGTATCCTATTATTACAATAAGGTCTACAAACCCTAGAAATGATAAACGACTAGGTATGCAGAGCGAAGGTATGTGGATATTTCTTCCATTCGAGATAAGAATCTGGGCAAGAAACGAAAAGGAAAAAGATGAATTAACTCAAGAAGTATTAACTTATCTTAGAACTAATCAATTTGGAACCGGAAGTAGCGTAGATTTCGGATTACATGATTTCACGTGGAATAGTTCAGTAGATGTGGATGAAGATGGTGAAGAAGGTATTAAAAGTCGTGTCATAGAAATACAATACAAAACAGATATAATTTAAAATGGGAATTTATAAGGGAGACCAAAACCAAACAGGATTCTTTTACGAGTCAGGTTTATATGCAAGTACTAGTGGTGCTTTGCAATGGATAGGACAAGTACAAGATGTTAGTCCTGATGACGAATTAAATGTTATCAGAAATAGATATCAAGGAACAGGGACTAGGAATGTAGACCAGTTCTTACAAGGTGCTAGAGATTTTACAGGAACAATTACATACAATCCACAAGATTGGAAGTTTTTAATGTTTGCTCTAGGAAGTAACGTAGATGCAGGAAGTCCAAGTCCTTACTCACACACAATTAGTGAAGTAAATAGTGACGATGGTAACGCTTTCACGAGTGGAATCAGATGTCCGTTTATGAGTTTCGGGTTAGAAGTAGCTCAACAAACTCAAGGAACTGGAACTAATTTCATTAGACAAATCACTGGAGCGAATGTTGGAACATATACTTTAGCAGGAACTCAAGGTGAGAAGTTAACGTCAACTATTGATTATGTTGCACAAAACTCTACTTATGCAAGTGGAACTGTATCAGCATTATCTGAGACAACTACAAGACCATTCTTATGGGATGATGTAAGTATTCAGTTACCTAGTGGAACTGCTGTAGAGAACTTAATGAGTTTCGAATGGACTATAAATAATAATCCTGATGCTAAACATCTATTAAATGGAAGTAAAGTGATTGCATCACCTACAATGGATAATAGGGAATACGGATTAACATTAACTGTTGAAGGAAACAGTCAACAAACAAAAACATTATATGAACAAAATTTCTTAGGTGGAAGTGAGTTTAATATGTTAATGGACATTACTGATACAACCGGAAGTAGAGACATGTTTATGGCTATGAGTGGTTGTGTTATTGTTGACATGGAAGCACCTTCAGGTATTGAAGGAACAGACGAACAAACTATCACAATCGAACCAAAATCATGTAGTGTTATTGTAAATGATACTATTGAATTATATAATCCTTGGTAAATAGGATTCAAATGGTAAATTTTACAAAGATTTACCTTTATTAACCTTTTCAAGCGAGAAAATGGCAATTAAGAAAGAGATATATAAATTAGAGGATGGTAAAGAGATTACTATCAAAGAGTTAAGTTTTGCAGGTCAGATGAGACTTGATAAGAAAAT